TGCATGTTCGGACCTTTCTCCATCCAATCGTGGGTTCGCTTTCACTGTAACCCCCGGCAGCGTCCCAACTGCCGGGGGTTTTCTTATGCTTAAAAGGGTATCTCATCCCCGTCGAGCGCGTCGGCCATGTCTTGCGCTGGTGACTGAGCTGGCGCAGCTGCTGGGCCAAAGTCATCCAGCGAAGCATCAACGCCGCCAGCCATTGTTGTTGGCACCGTATCGAAGTCATCTAGGCCAGCGCTTCCATACACTGCGTGCGTGATCTGCACGGTATCTATCAGCAGCGAGATGCCACCGTTGCCGTCTGGATCGGTCACGGGATACGCTGTCACCTTGATGCTGCCCTTTGAGCCACCCCAGAAAGCCGTGTCTGCCAGAGGCTGCTTCATGCCGTCGATGACGCGAGGCTTTTCGTTCAGTTGGCCTTGGCTGTTTGTGCCATTGCGCTTAGCGCGGAACTCATAGTTGCCGCTGTCAAGTTTTTTCATGCCGAAAACTTTGCTGAATGGAGCTTTGGTTTGGCACGTCTCATAGTGCGCCTTTAACTCTGCGTGCAGCGTCTTTGCGTCATCGGCGGTCATCTCCCATGCGATTGAGTAAGCTGCGTTTGACGCTGTTGGCGCGCACTCTTCGCTCTTCTTTTCGGACGTGTTGTAGCGATAGCAAGCATTCAGCCGGGGATACTTAAACTCCACGTTGCGGATCATTACTGGTTTAAAGTCTGTTTTAGCCATCTGTTTTTCTCCAAGCTAATTAAAGTTCGGCTGCATCTAAACGCAGCCATCGTGGCAGATCAATCACATTAGTTTGATCTGACCAACCAGTGTCCCACTTCTGGGCCTCGTTGGCTTTAGCAATCTTGCGCAGGGTCATGTGCATTTCGCCTTTCGCCCAGTCAAGATATTCCTCATGTATTATATTTGTCGAGAGCGCGTGTGCGCCTGATTTCTCAACGTGAACAAATACGAACTGTGACGCCTCGTATCCCGCCTGCTCAATGCAGTGCATGTAAAAGGCTTGCTGTATCGCGTAGTTGTACGCAATCATGTCCTTCGCCACGCCTCTAGGTGAAGCATCCTGACATGTCTTGAGATCGTATAGGACACCCTTGGCATCCCAATAGCTGTCTGGGCGGCACTTGATTTTCAGCCCAGTCTCAGGGTCAGTGGCAAAGAAGCTGGCCTCGTTGACCGTTGTCGGCCCAGCCATGCGCTGCCCCGCTGGATGAAACAGCACGCTATCGGCAATATTCCGCGCAAGGTCATAGTCGCCGGCGGTCAGCAGGGTTTGATCGTTTGCCTGCGCTTCATCATAGGCTTCCGTCCAAGTCTTACCTCGGCGTGTCTCTGGCCCACGCACGACGCCTTTGCCATCTTCTAGCACCATTGCGTGTACGGCGGTTCCCATGTCGAAGACCGGGCTTGAGCTATATGTCTTCGCCTTCCAATGTGCCAGCGACTTGCTGTGAACCATTTTTACGTCAGATGAGCTGATCGCGTCATCGGCGTGGTATTGGCTGTTGGATAATCTTTCAGCTGGTATCATCATTTTGCGTCCTCCACTTTAATTACATCTTTAAACTCGCTGATTGGAATGTGAGTAACTGGCTCAATGTCCTGCCAATCGTTGCGGTCTTTTCTGCCGCCAACCCTAACGCTCCAATCCTCATTGCTCATTTGCACCCAGCCCATGCCATCAGCCCATTGCACCAGTAAGATGCAGTTGATCCCGATGTTGCGATAGCCAGCTGCGGCAACCAGCTTTGACATAGAAATCATGTAAGTTGGATATGCGTGTTTTTTATTCCTGCGGCACTTAACTTCAACCAATGCCGTGATGACGCCGTTGCGTGTGAGAGCAAAGTCCATTTTGTATTGCAGGGGCAGCTTGATAAAATCAACCTCACCGCCAAAGCTCTTAATGAATTTTTGCACGGCCACCGTTTCTGCGCTTCGGTCGCTTGCGTTTTCATAGGTTGGCCTTGTCATTGCATTGCCTCCCTTGCAATGTAGCAGAAGGTCTCAAAGTCTACCTCTGCCGTGTAATCGTGATCGCAATCAGTCAACGCAGCCAGCGGGATCACACATCGCATTGGCTTGCGGTCGTATTTGTAAATCAGGCACGGCATTTTCTGCTCACGCTCGGCGGCTATTTTGACTTGTTCCCACCATGCAGGCGCACCTCCAATTGGGCCGTCCTTGTAGCGTTTCAGCTCCAAAGTAAACGGGAATGCCGGATCGTCTGGGATCAGGTCAGCGTGAGCGCCAGCGCGGTATTGTTCTAGGTCACGCTTAAAAGATATGCCAAGTTCGTCGCGCAAGGCGTTGGCTGTCTCGCGTTCAAAATTTGCGCCCTTATTGCGCCCGTTAACCATTAGTCGGCTCGCGGCTGTTCGGGCTGAATGCCAGAGTTAAATGCTGCGGTTAAAGCTGCTGATCTAATAAACGTGGCCAGCGCCATGCCCTTATGCTCTGCCGCTAGTGTCAGCACAACATGCTGCGACTCGGTCAATACGATCCGACTTTCCTTTTTCATGTCACCCTCCAGTGTGAATATGATAGGACGTTACATCCTAAAAAAAGTTAGTGCAAGTGCAAATTAAGTATTTACATAGGATGATTTACGGATTAGCTTGATTGTATAAACACAAACTAAGGGAACACGGACATGAATTTGGAATTGCAAATCAAACGCAGCAGCACAGGCAAGTATCACTTGGGCAACGCCATGTGCGGCCATGCTGATTGTAATCAGAATATGCGAACAAGCCCATCGACAGTATCAATGGCTAAAAGCGCACCCGAGGCTATGCTTTGCGAAAAGTGCTTTAGCGGAGCTTATAAGGGCCATGCGCTGATAGACCGCCTGATCCAATTTGGATATTTCAAATAATCAACACGGGGAGCTGCGGCTCCCCGCTCAACTGGGAGAACAAACATGGACAATACAATTTACAATTTCGCCGCTGACATCTTCAGCGTCACGGTGCGCACAAAGCCTCGCCGCGTCACCATCAAGCAAATCTTGAAAAAAATCCGCTGCAAACACCTGAGCCTCGAAAAGGTTTCTACCGACGTGGGCAACTATTTCGTCTTCACCTACGACACGCACCCAGATCTGGACGGCGAAGATCGCCCCGAGTGGGCGGAGTGGACGCAGCAAAGCGTCAACGTGCATCAGCTTAATCACCTGTCACTTGAGGGTTGGGTGGCCGAAGGTTCTGAAATAGTTAACTTGATGGAGCAATAATAATGAAACATAAGTTAGAAATCGCCGCCGAAATCATATTCCTTTTGGCACTGTTTGCCATGCCACTATTCATCAAGGGTGCAATGCTATGATAAATCTAATTGATTGCCCCGAATGCGACGGCGAGGGAACCGTTGAGCGTGACGTGTGGGTGCGCCAGAGTTCAACTTGGCACGGCGACTTTGAGTCTGTCATTGAGGATTGCGACAACTGTGGTGGCGTTGGACAGATTGAAGCGCTGGAGGAAGACGAATGAAATACGATCCAGAAGCCCTCACCCGCCACGTCCTTGCCTGTGCGGATCAAGGTATGTCTCAAATTGAAGCTGCTGAATTATTGCGCGTATCACCATCAACAATACATCGCATATGCTCAGCGGCAAACATAAAGCTAGAAAGGAAAAAACGTGAATACGGACCAAACTCAGATTATTATAAAAAGGCTAGAGCGGATAACGAACATAATGCTGACGGAGCAGAAGACGGCGATGAGGCCAAACTTGAAGCAGCGGCTGGAAGAGCAGCAAGCGCTAATCGACGTGCTAAAGCGCGAGATGCAAAAGACGCAGCAGAGCGATTGCTCGCCAAGCTAGAAGGCGTCACGGATAAGCATGAACGCTTTGAGATCACTTACGGCCATTGCTTGTGGGAGTTTGAGACGCTCATGTATAAACAGCGCAAACGCGAAGCTCTGCCGTCTGGTCCGCGCAGACCCACCACAATGGCCCCATCTATGCACCGCGCGGCTGAGGCGAGCAAGCAGCACAGCATTGACCAAGGCAACCGCCTGTTCTCTCTAATACCGTATGACCAGCGTGTGACTGCCGCAGAGGCCGCAGAGCTTTTGGGCGATAGCGTACCGCGCACGTCAAGCTATCTTAAAAAAATGTGGGAAGCGAACAAGGTTTATCGCGTGCGTGACTTTGTTGAAGTGCCGGGCTACACCAAGCGCCAATGGCGTTGGGTCTTCAGCAAGCGTCCTATCCAGCCGTTGAATAACTGTTTTGAGGATGAGCAATAATGGAAGATAAGGAAATGGAGCGCATGATAAATGCAGCAGGTTTGATTGGAGCTATCTTTGGCTTCGTCTCTGGCGCTGGCCTGATGACTCTGGTGGGTATTATATTCTAGTAATCGTGTGGGTGGCTGTGAATGCTGGCACATTTGGCAACGCGTAAACCAATAAACGGTTATTGTTGAAGCCACCCACTCAGACTTTCTAATCAAACCCACGCCGACCCACAAGCGATTATTTGAAGCTGTCCAAAGTTTTTTGCATTGACAGGCTTCCGTTTAAAAGTTCTTCCTCTGAGATATATGTTGTGACACTTGTTACCTCATCGCCACGGCGAAAAATCACAGCGTCAAGATGCACCGCAACAAAGGCGTAAACGTCTGACCGCTGGCCGTTTTTCTTTTTGACTGTGTGGAATGCGTACCGCTGGCTGGTCTTATGCTTCTTACTGGCGCTCTTGACCTGCAATGTAAGCGTGCGTGCATCCATCTGTATATACGCATCGTGGTCTTTGATCTGGCACAAGGTGCAGAGATAACCTGCAAGCGAAAGCCGGGCGAGTGCCAAATGCTCGCCCGCTCTACCTACTGACGCGCTGGCCTTCTGATCTTGGACGCGCAACTTAGCTAACCTAGCTAGACTAAGCCATGAGCCAAGTGTGGATTTTCTTGCTCTGATTGCTTCGATCCTCTAGCCCGTGATAGCCGCCATTCACGCGGCGCGTAATGCGCTTGATAGCGTCATCCGTCACGCCCTCATCGGCAATCTTGAACAAGCCATTCTTCTCGAAAAACCACAGCGCCGTCTCAAAGGCGTAATCATCGGCAACCAAGTCTGGGTCAGTCATAACCTTCGGCACGCCCATGTCAGACGCAAACGCCCTGTAATTATTGCGCCCGGTCAGCTGAAGAAATCCTCGACCAATGTACAGGCTCGCCTGTGCCTCATTCTCGTTCCCCATGCGGCCAGCGTAGACCTTGCCAGCAAGACCCGTGGGGTTCTTGGCATACGGCTCAGCATCCTCAACTGTTGGAAAGCGAGATGGCCAGACAGCTTGGATGCGTTCTGGCGTGCTGTAATACAGGCTCTCACGGGTGCGCTTGAAGCCACCGCTTTCGTGTGACGCCTGCCCCATCAAGTGTGCGCCGCGCGCCGGGGATAGGTTAAAATACTTTGCGATTGCTCGCGCTGTATTCGGCCCAAACTCACCATCGGGAGTTGACCCGATTTTAGTTTGGAGGATAGCCATTGCCTTGCTCATTTCTTAGCCTTTTTCTTTGCTGTCTTGGCAGCCGCTTTAAATGCACTGGCCGTTGGCGCTCCCTTTGTGCCGGGCTTGCGCATTTTCTCGCCACTTCCGGCCTTAATGCGCGCACGCTTTTTAGCAATGTTTGAATACAGTCCCATTCTCTCACCATTTAACCTTATCAGCCCAGTAGGCCGCTGACATTTTACCCTTTGCAATATTCTTTGCGTGGCGGGCCTTGAATGACTTGTTGCGAGCTGTGCCTTCTTTTGATCCAGACACGCCTTGCTGGCCAAACCGAATTGTCTTTGTCTGGTCGCCAGACTTGGCCACCACAACATGAGATTTGGTTTTATGACCGGGTGTGCGCTTTGGCTTGTTGTAGCCAGACACACCAGCTCTTGCTAATCTTGGGTCTTTTGCCATTACCCCTTTAACCCCTTTACTGTGCGGATACCAAAGCTCGCCGCAATGCTCGCATACATTGCCCACTGGAACCACTGCGGAGCAGCATCCAGATTGGCGAAGCCTTGCGCCATGTAAGGCTGTATGCCCGGTATGAAGCTGCCCAGCACAATGGCTATGAAGGCCACTGTCCACGCCTCATCCTTCCACGAATTATTGCTGGCCTCAATGGCGGCTTGCTCCCAGCTAATTTCACCCGTGGCGATTTTCATCTTGGTCTCAGCTTCAGCTTTCTTCACGGCAGTCTTGCCGTCGATGTAGCTTGCCGCAAGGCCGCCGAGTGATCCGATTATCTGACCGATCATTGCCTCACCTCATACTCTACTTTTGAGCTTGAACCAGTGCTGGTTACGCTCGTCTTGCTCTCCTTGCCCATCCAGATGCCAAAGCAGCCTGTGAGAGCGCCCATACAGACGCTGACAAGCCCTGATTGAGCAACGCTGGGATCATCTAGCCCCATGAACCAATGCACCGCCTGATAGGTCAGCACAGTGACCGCCAGCATCATCAGACGCGGCAGTATTTTCCAATCATCTAAAACTGTTTGTGCCATCTAGCTTCCTACCTTCCTGCAAAAGAAACAGAACTTCTTTAAACTCTCGACCGGATCGCGCAGCCAAGCCCTCAATGATTAGTTCAAGGTTTTGATCGAACAAGCGTATGATCTCTGCGTCTTTCATCTACCATCGGCCTTGCTGCTTACCGATTAGCCACAGGGTTGCCGCCAATCCAGCGACACCAGCCATAACAATAATGCCGCCGACAACCCACATTATTATAGCTTCTTTAATCTCAGCTTTGCGATACGCAGTCTTCTTGCGCTGCGCCCTGATTTTGCGGAGCGTGTCTTTATACTCCTCCAAACCTTGAGGGCCGTACTGAAACATAATAATTGTCTCAATTTCCTTCTTCATGGCCTTCAATCGCTTCTGTGCAGAAAATGCGTCGATTGCAGCCTGTTCTGCGGAGCCAGTCAGAGATGCGAAGATGCTTGGGTTCTTGCTTTTCTCAGCTGCGTAATTCACGTCACTCACTGCACCAGCAAATTTGGATAACGCGCCTGAAGCGTCTCTGCCAGCGGCGATCAGCGACTTGGCATTATTCACGGCGCTGGCGGCTATAGCTATGGCGGAAATTGGATCAATCATGCGTCTGCAAACCTCTTTGGGCAGATATAGTGCGGCGGCACGCTGTACTTGCGGTCATACCACTGGCCCTTGCTAATCTTCTTTTGGCCGCACTCGTAATAACAAGATTTGACCAAAACATTGCCTGCGCCCTGCACCCATGCGTGTCCGAAGCTCACAAAGACCAGCGCGCAGATCAATTTATCTCTCCATCAGTCTGTCAATTTTCTCTTCCAGCCGATCAAATTTGCTCATAATTTGCGACAAGACTTGCGAGCTGTCACTTTTAGTCACATACTCTTTTGCCATTTCTTCACGAGTTCTATTAAGCAAAATGCGGAGGCGATCCAGCTCTTCGCGTTGTGTCTTCAGCCACCAGCCAAGGCCGCCGATGACAATCGCAAAAAGTATATTCAAGATTGCGTCCATTTCCATCTTAGTAACTGCCTTCCCAGACCCGAAGGGCGCTAAACTCGTTGCTTGCTAACTTACGTTTTAACACATCTTTGACGGCCTGTGTATCCGTCCAAGCAACTCCAGCCTCTTTCAGCCACACGGCCAACAAGGCCATGTCGACATTGCCAACGTGCTTGTAGTCAGAGCCAAAGCTATTCTTTGCTACTTCACGGGCCTGTGCCGCATCCTTGAGCATGTGAGACGCGTCAAAGGTGCGCTTGATAACCATGTTATCATCGCCATCAAACGTAATCTTTTCAGATATTTTGGTTGATGTATTAATCATTGACCCAAGCCTCGTTGATATGGATTGTTGATGGATTGTCAGCACGCAGAGTGCCATTTTCGTTGCGCGCACGTTTTCTCTTTGCGGGCGCTTTGGCTTTCGCCACTGGCTTTTCAGCCTCAAGCGCACCAGAGCGAATTTCGTTGATTGCTTTTATTTCGTCAGCGGGAAGGTCAACCACGTCGCCTTTGAAAAACTTTCCGGCAGATGTAAATACATTTGCAACGGTCACTGTAGCTTTTGTCATATTGGTCTCCACTTAAAGTAAAATGGGGGCAGTCTCCCGCCCCCATCTGTTAGATTATGAAGTTGTACAGTCGGCAATGATGCCGCAACTAGCTTCATTTTTGGCGCAAAGTGTGAGTTCTGTCACAACTTGTCGGGTGGTATTATCCCCGGTTTTTGCTAATGCCACGTTCTTTGTGCCACGCAAGGAAGCAACTTCCCACATGTTGTCTTGCATGATGAACACGTCACGCGAGCGGTTCTCACGGCTTGGCATAAATTCTACGCTTCCCCAAGGGGTTACATATACTGCCAAGGATTTAACAACACGCTCATCGCCAGCTTGTACACTGGAACGCTGGTTGTTGTTACCAGTGAAGCCCAGAGCTACATTCATTTGGAATGCAGAGAGATACACTGTGTCTGGCTTGCCACCAGCAACCCAGATTGACTGCATAACAGTGTCGAAGTTGGCTTGTGAGAAGGCAGCTTGTGTGCCGTCTGTACGGGCGTCTGTACCGTCGCCGGTTGGGTCTGCACCGCCGGAACCGGCAACAGTGTTTGTTGTCAACCATGCTGGTGCGCCTGCAAGCTCACGAGCAACTGAAGAAGAACCAGCTGCACGAGCATTGTTGTCGAAAAGTGCTTTTTCGATGTCCAATTTTTGCTCTTTGGCGATTTTGAGTGTTTGATATGCAATCTCTTTTGCGCGACCTGCGTTATCAACATTATCGTCGGAGTCGGATACGACAACGGCGTTTTTGAAGATTTGCGTGTAGTTGCCCAAACGAGTTGTCGCTGTGCGAGCCTCGGCAGTGGTTGCATCACCCTCGATGTGAGCATTGGCCGCGGAGGAACGAAGCGAGTCTGTTTGCCACTCTACGAAAGTGTTTTTTGCGGCCTTTTTAGCAGACTTGCTGTAGAAGGGTGTTTCCTCTGGCGAAATGTTGTGGATAACATTGCTGAGGTCTTCACGGATGCCTACGGAATCATAGGTATCAAATGTGTTGGTTGGCTGTGCCATTAGTGTGTCCTTTCAAAGACTTACTGATTTAAGATCAAGCTCAATGCGTCGTCGATTGAG